GTTTGTGGAACTTAAGCACAACTTCTTCGTCCATTAGCTCAAGCACCCGAACTTTAAAGTCTTCGTCTTTAAGCATGTCTACAAATTCTGTTTTGCGGAATTTCTTTGACTCTCTACCATCTTCCCAATGAAGGGTATTCCACGCACCGACCGTAATATGATCTGATGTTGAAATTGCTTCAAGCCATGATTCTTCATCCATGATACCTACCTCGTCACCCCAAAGAATTTGGAAGAAACAACGTCGGTACTGTGAACCGAATCTTGATTTTTCTAATCTCGCTTTTACTGTCGAGCCAACTCTAAAGCCTTTGTCATCTTCAACGAAACTAGCCTTTGCTGTTCGCCCGGTTAACCAGACGCGTAGAGAATATGCATAATTTAAAGCCTTACCACCGGGTGTGTTATATAACTCACTGTCGGATGCATATTTTGCGTTTCTCACGCCAATGTTTGTTTTAAGCTGGTTCAATACTAAGAATGTTGCTTCCGCATTAGCAATGGGCAATATAAGTTTTTGTAGTCCCTTTGCTAGTACACGTGGTTTTACTGCCACTGTAGAATTAGGATCATAGTCACCCTCTAAATCTGAGATAGCTGGTGTAAACGCTAATGAATCTAGAATAAATAGAACTCTGCCTTCGCTAGAGCCAATTACTGTCTCGATTGTTTCTAATACAAATTCTACAGAACGGGCCTGTACATACAATAGTTTAGAAAGATCACAACCAGCTTTGGTTAGAAACTCCGGATCAATTGCAGACTCTGAGTCAAAATAGATAACGAAGATGTCTTTCTTTTGTGCTTCGGCTGCAATTTGAGCAGCCATATATGATTTACCCGTGCTTTGTAATCCGGCTAATTCTGAAATCCTACCAATTGGAATTCCGGCAATGCGCCCTCGGCAGATAATCGAGTCAAGCCAACGGGAACCGGTTGGGATCCAATCCACAACTTCTGTTGGATTTTCTTGTGTTAAATCGTGAGCCACCTTTACACCGGCAACGGTATTAACTAAATCTTTCATTGCAGATAAGTCTAACTTACCTAATTTATTCTTTTTCTTTGCCACTAACTAATATCTCCAAATTATCTTCATCTATATAAAAGTATTTTCTATGAGAAAGATTATATACGACATATACAATTCTCTCCGGAAACCCTTTTTTGTGTAGTTTTGTTTTTTCTATAACAATGCCAGCAAAACCCATAAGATTATAAACATCATGTTCGTGCGGACGTTGCAACGATTTTAATTGTTCACCGGGTTTGTCAGGGTCAAAATTTCTACCGCGAAGTAAAATAAAATATTGTTCAATTGGTTCTCGTATTAAATCTAAAAAGCTTTCTTTGCTATCAGAAAACCTCGGCGGTTGTTTATACGATGGAATAACTTTGACTAATTTACCAATCATAATAGAAGGCCCGCACAACCATGAAGACTGTGCGGGCCAGATGGCTTTACTCAGCTAGTTGGTCTAGCTTCGCATTGAGAACGTCCTCCGCACTCTTATCACTCTTACCGTACTGTACGGTTTCAGAAGAATTATTCTCTGCCGCTACGTCGCTTCCGTCTAGAAATGTTTCTAGAATGACGCGTACTTCGTCAGCAGACTTCTTCTGGTGAATGCTGTGAAGATCCGGATAGGCCTCCAAAACAACACTCGCCTTAGACATGTCATCCAACATCGGTGACGATTTACGACGAGGTGTAATCGTTGTCGATGGGAAGCGCATGCCCGGGGCTTTACCATACCTGATTGTCAGATCAGTGCCGGTTTCCGCGTCCGACAAATCCCCATAATCTTTGTTGAGGAAAAGCTCAATCATATTTTCATATGCTGTCTTTCCAAAGCTCCAAATCTTAGGAGTCTCAGACTCCCCGCGTACCAACACCGAAGTGTATAGACGCTGACGTGGGAAAAGTTGTTTGGCTAGCTTCGTGCTATCCTCATCACCTTCGTTATAAAGGGAATTAGCAAAGTTGCACACGGGGCAATCCTCACCAAAATTACGCTTCGGGCATAAGAACCCGGGTACGTTACCTACATTATAATGAAGATAAAAATCAACAAAAGGATCCTCTCCGGGTGGGGGAAGGATACGAATATCCGTTTCTCCGTCCTTGGGCTTCCAAAAATTGGAACCTCCCTTTGAGTTGAGCGCCTCGTAACGAGCGCGAATTTTATCCATATTAACTGCCATTTTTATTTCTCCTTAAAGTTAAAGTCTAGACGACAAATCTCTCATCTAGCTATGTTCAGTATATCACTTGGTTAGGACTTTTTTAAGCCCGGTGTTATTCTTTTGTATTGCTGTTGCAAAGGCTAAACAGTACGCATGTATCTCATTATATTGAGTCGAATATACCCGATAGCTCACGTCTTTGTAAGCCTGCGCCTGTTCTTTTATCTGCCCCATTAACAACATATCATTCTCGATTTTCGTTTCGGGTATACCATAGTATACCACGTGTTGACGCACGTTGTCAAGGTTAAAAAATAAATGAATATTATTATTTTCTAGCTGTGAAACACCAATGGTTGCAATGTTTGCCGTCGCCGGTTTGTCAATGTTTAGTTCTAATACGGGTTTAGAATGAGAAAACACATTTACCATATGAATTGTGTTTACAATCATATCGTTCATTTTGTTCCTGTATTCTTTCAATACCACTTCCCCCATTATATCACATAGGACAGAATTGTCAACTAAAAAGAGGGTTTTAAATACAGAAGATCTCGCATATTCCTGAAGTACATTATACAGCATATTTTCTTGTAGTTTTCTTGTGCCGTGAAGCTCATGAAGCTCGGGTTTAATATACAAAACGCTTATTTGTTTTTTCCCATCATGTAATTGTTGTAATATTTTTAGAGAAGCCCCGGAAATAGCGCCTGCACTGGTTACAAACAATATGTCGTTAGTAGTTTTCTTATTTAAGCCTATTAACTTCTTGGTTTTCTCTTCATATAATTCGGCAGTATGTTGCTTTGTTATTTTATAGTCTGGTTTACCTTCTGAGTCTATAGTAATACATGTGTATTGGGGGTATACTCTAAATTTCTCTACGATGGCACAGCCAGCTTGGCCTAAACCTATTACGGTGTCAATCATAGTGCTAGTTTCTCCATATTCCCATAATTTTTGCCCATACCTATCGTTGTGGGAATGGTACCAATTCTAGTTTGTTCGATTATCTTTTTAATTTCCATTAGATGTTCTCGATCTTCTTTTGAAAGGTCGATTATGATCGCATCATGCATTAACATCGTAATGAAAGACTTTTTATCTTTTAAGAAGTCTCGTAAATCACAAGCTTGTTCTAAAACAATGTCTGCAGCGGTTGACTGTACGGTGTAGTTCAATGCGTGATGTTGGCTCGCATCGTTAATCTCTCTTTCGAATATTGTTTGTACTTTGTTACCGTCCCAATAATATTGAGTTAGTTTCTCTCGATCAAAAATGTTATCAAGTACATCATGTGATTTATCTGGTGAATAGAACCACGGTAACACAGCCTTTTTAACCTCGCTTCGATCAGAGATATTCATTTGTTGGCCAAGCCAGCTATACATATCTCCGTCAGGAGCTTCTTGTCCCAACAATGCCAGAAATACTCTAAGCTCGGCGGCGTTGTAATCTAGTTCTAGAAATACATCGTTAACCGGCTCTAGAATGGCCCGGGCTCGGCGGTCAAACGTTAACGCTGGGAATGAATTTGAGTTTGTGCTTAAACGACCGGTCTTAACTGACCACGGGTTATAATCGATATAATTATCTGTCTTCATAACCTTTTTGATAAAGGGTTTTGTCTGCGGATTAAATTTCATTTCGTTAATCTTCGAGGCAGAAAGATTTAATGGTTGGTACCTAATATCTGCAATTAATTTCTGAACCTTTAACAAAAATTCATAGTTTTTTGGTCGTTCATAGTTCGCAAATACATGTGTACAAATTAGTTCTTTGATTTCGCAGTACTCCACTAGAAATGCGGACGGCACCATCATATAGAAGCAATGCTCACGAAGGTCCACACGTGCTTCCAAGCACGAGCGCGCAAAAGAACGTAATCTGGTATGGACTAATTCCCACTTTTGCTGGAGGGCTTTTGGGCAGATTTCTTTTATTTTTTTTCCCCCCACATAAAGCTGCGCATATTCAATATCGTCACGTTCTGCCAAGAATTGCGCATAGTCCCACGTATGAGTAAATCTGTGCATCTTTTTGGGGAATTTATCAAAGAATAATGCCCCATTGACATATAAACCCACGCAGCCATTTTTGTTATCTAATGTTTGAAAGTACAATTATAAGGTGCTAATGTATTCTAGGCTTCGGTCTAATCCGAACCTCTCATGTAATATAATAGCAGTGTTCAACTCTTTTGTCAAGTCTTTTTTTAGGCGTCCTGTTTCACAAATTCGAATATATAAAAATAATTTAAGCCAATGTTTATCGTTAAAACTTGGCACGATATGTTCACGTCGTACAGTTTTTGAAAGTGCTTGTAAACTTTTACCCTTGGTACTCCCGCCTATCTTATTAAAATCTGCGTTGGGAAAGGCTTCTACAAACTGTTTATAAAACGATGTAATAATATTTTTTACATTAAGAAGTTCACGTGATGAAACTAGTGTATAATATTTTTCAAAGAATTCTGTTGGACTGGTTACGCCTGCGTACTTTAACATAACCGGATTTGTTATGTTGGCAATTAGTCTAGATGGGTGACGGCGATCGACTAAGAACCCAAACATAGCAGCGATCGATTGAAATTCTATAAAGGTTAGGTCTTCTAAAAACAACTTATATTTTTCTAAGTCTTTTGACATGTCGCTGTCGTGCATACTAATTGCTAACCCGGTTGACATTACGGTGTATACTGATGTGCAAACATAACTTGATTCTGTAAATTTAAGATGAATTAATTCTTCTTTGGCAAAGTCTCGCCATTCCTTTTCAAATTCATTAAAAGAAATGATTTTTGAATTCATTAACCGTTCTACTATAAACCTGATATAATGTAATTGACTTTGTGCCAAGTACTCTTGCCGATGGTTGTAATAACCACTAACCGGTTTAATATCATATCTTTTATTCACCGGAATATTGCCAGAAAGCTGCTTTCTTTTTATAAAAGAACGCATGTCACTCCACGCTTTAACAAGGAAATTAAATGCTTCGACTTCTGTATCTTCTATAAATGAAATGAATTGTTGTTTAGGTACAACCGCTCGGCCCTTGTGATCGATTCTGCCATATAACGCGTATTTATTATTCCAAAGGTCTAATGGTTCAGGTATACCATCAATAATTGGAAAACCATTATTGTTATAAAGCAGCCGTTCGTAAAACGAATCTGCCGCGCTTAGCATATTATCTGCTTCTGGTGTTCTATCGTTAAGACCCATCGACTACCAATTCCTTATCTGTGAGGATGTCGCCCACTCGGATGCCGCCGACTGGTTCTGAGCCCGGTGGAGTTCTTTCTTTTAAAATTTGGTTATACCGTTCCGAAGCCCGGGCAGCTTCAAGGGCATTATCATAACCGGCCTCCAGTTTTCTTCCCAAAGCTTTGTAATTCTTATCAAACCATGCGTCGGAGTCTTTCGTGGGAGCTATAAACTCACTTTCAGCAGAAGATATAATTTGTGCTTTTTCTTTCTCGTTGCAACCGTCATACTCTCTGATTACTTTAATTTCTGTTTCAAATGTTGGATCTCCACCGGAAAACAAAGTATGATCAACAGAATGTACTACATAAAACCCACCAATCCCCAACACTCTAGAAAGGAAGTGTGGGTTTTTAATACCAGTTACTTCACCTCTCGGATCTATTTTGATATACATACCCGGTCTAAATAATGCATTGCCAAACATTTTTATTGTAGCATCATATTTTTCTTGCATAAAACCAGCAGCGTCGTCACCTTCTTCTAGAATTCTTGCTTCTCTTAAACCGGGTGCTTTATCTCTAGCAAAAGACATTTCTTTTACAAGTGAGTTAGCTTCTCCATAACGTAAAGTATAAACTCCATTTGCCGCATTTTTTGCTTCCGCCTCCAAAGAAGGATCTAAATAATTTGGTGAGGGGTTTGAAATTCTAAGCACGTAATATGACCAATAGTTGCTACTATTATTAATATTAATTAAATCTAATTTATTAGGAGCTTCAGGGCCTGTGGGAAGTCGTGTTATATCATAATAGCCGGGTTCAATCTTCTCGGCTGCGTTAAAGAATATTACATCAAGTTTAATTCTAGCTAGAGAAAGACCACCCAGCAAATTTCTAAATGCTGAGTTGATTAAATTGTGCAAAAACGTATCAAACAAATCATCGATAAATTCTTGTAGTGTATATTCTGTTCGGCGTCCCGGCGCTATAACATGTTGAACCCAAAAGGCTTGTAGTGCGCCGATGGATACTGGGAATTCTGCTAAACTGGTCATAATAGAACTTAAGTTACGACGGCCATTTTCTTCTGTACTTGTTAATGATAGCAATCCAGACATTGGGCCTAACAAAACCCTTACCTTTTGATTCTCAAGATAGGCTCCACCACCTTCGGTTAGCCCGACTGCTACATCAAGAATATCACCAACGGTTGTAAAATTAACATCCATACCATCAGCGCCGCGAGAAAAGGTACCACCGGTTCGGTTGATCATTTTGTGTAAATTATCCGCAACATTTTGTGCTTCATCCCCTGTCCCAATATCTTTGACAACATCGGAAGTAAACCAATTTAGATATTCAAGCCACCCGTCAATAATTTCATTTTCACTAGTTGGAAATTCTAGAACGCCGGCATCTTTAAAATGAACTTGTTTTACTTTCTCTGTATATTTAAAATCCCAAGATTTTTCTGCGCCATCTTCAAGTTCTACCTCAATTGCGAACGACTTTGTCTCTCCCTCACGTTGAGTATATGTGAATCTTGCTTGATATACACGACTTTCTCCATATAGTTTTTTGAAAAAACTAAGATAAAATTCGTTGGCAACTTTTCTTCTAAAGGTTTCCTTTCTTTGTGTAGCAATTCGTAGTTTATCTGCTTCCGGACTATCTGATTCTTTTGCTGGCGCGGCGACAGCCGGGGCCGAGCCAGAAGGTGTTTTAGGTGTCGTTCTTTTTTCGGCCGGCCTCCTCCAGGCAGCCTGGGGATCGGCTGCAGCTTTTGCGGCCTGGGCTTTACCTGCAGCAGTAACTGCTGTTTTCGCCTGATTTTCGGCAGCTTCAAATTCTAGTGCTTGCGCACGGTTTTCTAAATTAAAAACGTTAAATAAATTTGCATGTAAAGAAGACAGCATTGTTTCTAGCGGAGTAATATATTCTAACTTAACGGTCATTTTTCCATCAGATTTGTTAACCCCAACTTCATAGCCTTTAAGTTGTAAAAACATTGTATACTTATTGTGGATTATTGCCGATTGAATAGTTTTAATATCATCTGGTGATATACCAGCATTTTTAGCTCCGTTTTGATCAAAAACATAACCAATTTGAGCCATGATAGTAAAATAAAATGGATTGTTTTCTTGTACTTGAGTCGGTGTGGGTGGTCTTGGTGCGCAGACATTATCCCAATTAACCGGTGCTTCGGCAATACTATTAATAGTTTTCCCATCAGCCGATGTTACTTGTTTTGTTTGACCAGCAATTTTGTCTCTCGGTGAAAATCTAGATACCTGTCTAATCATATCTGCATATGTAAAAACAAATGAATCTTGTGTATCGGGGTCTATTACTTCAAAGTTTGTAACGAAGGTATCAACAGATGGGAAAACCAACGTCATTGATGTTTCTAAAATAGAATCTGCTGTTGCTTCGTCTTTACCCAACATCTTAATAGACACATCTTGAATACCAACTTTTGAATATATACCAGTTTGTCTGAGTATTTGTTCGAATTGCGTACCTTCTCGCTGGGAAACTACTTTTGTGTTTTTAGTATCAACATCACCCAATGGAATCTCTACAATAAATTTATCGCCAGCGCCTGCTTGGTCACGGTGATAAACTTTAAACAATTGAATATTAGGACGCATGAACATTCGTACGAGTTCATTAAATGGAAAGTCATCAGTCCAAAACGATGCGCCCTTCATTCTAAATAATTTATTAAGCGCTGTGGCATCATCGTCATAGGTTAATGCGGTTACGTGTTGATAATTAAAACGCTTGGTATTTAAATTCGGGTCTGCGCGTCGGTTGGACTCACTGGTTTTAGATATCGCATCAATAGGTTTTTTGGTTATAGTCGGACGAGTGCCGGTATCGCCCGGTGTTGGTTTGGGATTGGGCGCGTCGGGTTCAAAGGCTTTCGGGCCGGAAACAGCCACTTGTTTTCCGCCATAATTTTCTTTTGAATTAAACAAAGCTAACATCACTGGTTCTAGAAACTGAATTAGATAGCTTTGTGCATCAGCATTGAGTTCTAATACTTGTTTGGCTTTTGCAGCACGAGCGTCACGGGCTTCTTTTTCTTGTTGTTCTGTCAGGGGGGCCATGAGTTAAACCTCGTAAAGCTGGAGCACACGGTCCAAGGGTTTGGGTATTCTTATTATATCACCAAATCCTACATGATGTTCAGTTGGAGTTTGATTAAACCATGCAATAATCCACCAATATTCAGAATCTCCGTAATGTTCATAAGCTAATTTGTAGAATCGATCACCCAACACCCACATATGATTACTAATATGTAAAAGCCTTGTTTGTTTAGCCGTTAAAGTTTTAAGTGTCGGTGTCGGATATTGATTAATAAACGATTTTTGTTTCTTTTCTAATACAGATCTGTGTTGATCGGTTGCGTTGTACACAACTGGTTTTGTCTCGTATCTAGAAGCCATTAGCCACCCCCCAATATGGTTTGTTTGGCAGCTTGTTGTAAATTAGTATTAACCGGTTTAGCTGCGGCTCGGGCTCTAGCAGCCTGTACAAGTGCTAGGTTTCTAGCTTGGCGTTCGGAATTATCTTTCTGTGCTTGAGACAACGCGCGGTCGAACTCCACGGCCAGGCGGTCCTGCAGCCCGTCCATGCTGGAGATCTCTTCAGCCACAACAGCTTGGCCTGCGGCTGCGGCTGCTGCCAACCCATTAGCAAGTGCCTCATCGAAGGTTGCGCCCACACCACCGAGAAAGTTTCCTACAGCATTACCAAGTTGTCCACCAAGCTCTAAAGCTAACTCTTCTGTTTCTCCAGTTGCTGTGTGAGTTTTCACTAGTGAGTCTGCGCCTAGATCTGCAAAATAAGGATAATTAACCCATGGGCTATCTTTTTCTTTGGCATCAGAATTGTAAGAAGTACTGCGCATATTTAATGCCGCAGCGTTCATTGTAAGACTTAGTTCGATTAGCTTAGGATAAATTGTTGAATTAACACCCAAAGTATTACCGGGTTCAATAAAATGACCGGGTTTCATAACCGGGTTAAAGGTAAAATCTTCTATATATACCGGCAAAAAACCGTCTGTTGTACCGGCTCCCTTTCCTTGGAACCCTTTAGAGAAATTAATCCAGTTTGCAAATCTAACGCCTAAAAATGTAGAAGTCCAAATACGACCACCACGATATGACGGATACATAAATTTAGCTAAGTATTGCATATGTTCTAAGTTTTGTTTGGCCTCTTGTAAATTAAAAGCTGGAATATCTAAACTAACTGTAATAGAGCGCGTAACACTTTTTTGTGCAACCACGGTAGGACCAACACTAAATGCATTGGTATCCGCAGACCACTCGCTTTTATGAGAATCTGAAAAGTCTTTAATAAAAGATTTTAGTTTAACCACTTTCCCCGATGGATAATGTTTTATTTCAAAAGGATATCTTTCCTTGAGTTTGTTTGTTACGTCTACCATTAAATCTTACTCCCCAGTTTCTTATTTACAATATCTAGTACACGCTTTTCAAATCTCTTCCCGCCGCCTAGATCAACGACAATTTTATCAGTAACAAGGACGCCTTCCTGATCTTTCTTGGCCCTCTTGTCTAAAGAAACATCCATAAGGAATGTGGCCATGGCCATTCTTTCTACATCTTTCGCTAATGATGTAGTATCGACATCAACGCTAGCTGCTCGGGTTGTGGCTTCTAATACCGAAGTCAGTGCGTGAGCTTTTTCTACTGGAATTTCTTTCAAAGATTGTGCTATAGCATCGATTCCAAGAGCGCTGAACACTAATTCAAAGTCACCCGAGGCAACTTCGTCTATTTCACTAGTTAAATCGGTTAGCGCTGAGATAAAACCGGTGGCTGATCCATAATCAATATCAGATAAAGCTTCCATAAAATTAGTAAATTCGGACAATGTTTTCAAATGTATTAATGCTAGTGCGGCGGATAACATTAACATCGCACCCGAGAACACCACTAACCCAACCGCAGAAAGAATCAGCCCCGGGCCAGCGAGCGCTGCTGTGGCCAACAATCCCATGAGTGGTAATATTAATGGTGATAATTCGCCTGCGCCCCGGGCCATTAATAATATTCCTTGACCCATTAACCGAATACCTGCGCCAGCTAAAGCAATACCTGCGCCAATCATCAACAAGCCTAGGCCTAAGAGCGCAATCGGACCAGCGGCAACTTTGGCTACTAAAGCTAAGCCTGCGACGGTGAGAGCTAACAGACCCATGCCTGCAGCTAGTATTCCAAATTGATTCCAGTCCATATCTGCAAAAGCTTTAACCAGCATTGATAATCCCAGGGCTGCTGCTCCAATACCAGCACCGGCAAGAAACATATTCTTGGCCCACGACGACGCACCTTTACTACTTTTTGACATACCCTTTCGAAAACGCCCGATCGTGCCGGTAGTTTTCTTCAAGACACCGCCCCATTTTATCATTATGCCGGTAAATGTAGCAACACCACCAGCCATGGCTAAAGGAAGCTGCCAAGTTGGCGGTGATTCTCTCTTACGGAAAGCGTTTCCTATCGCAACAATACTGGTTATAACAAATTGTGCGACGGCGGCCCACTTATTAAATGGTGCCATGGCAAACGCTATAGCTGCCCCGAAAGCAAAAAACGCTACTTCACTTTCGTTTAATGCAGTCACAAGCCAATCTAATATATCAATAATTATTTCAAACGGTAGAGCAAATTTGACCATCAGGTTGGTGAATTTTTTAATAATCGGAGTAGCATCAATGGCCATTTTTTTAAGATCATCCATCGTTGAATTAAAAGCTTGGTTTCTAGCTGTCATTTCGTCCATAGTATCTTCGCCGCGCATGATTTTACCCATATCTACAACGTTGAGGCCTGCTTGTTCTGCAATATATTTCTTTTGGAATCGATTCATTGTACCCCAAGATTTACCAGATTCATGCAGACCGCGTTGTAACAATTGTACACGTTCAGACTCGGTTGCTCTTAACATTTCTAGTGTATTAAAATATGGACCCCTAAGCATCGCATTTAATCTACCAACTGAATTGGCTGCGCCTTCAAACGTATCAAATTGGCCCATAGCTTTCCCTAGCGTACCCATATCGATGCCTAGATTTTTAGATAAAGCAGACATATTGGCAAATTCTTTTTCTAATTGTGGGCCGCTATACTGAAAGAATAATTCTGCGTTTTCGTTTAACATATTGAATGCTTGTTCGGTGTTAAACCCCATATTATTGGCAGTTTTTGTTATTCTCGCCAAAGCACTGTCGGATAAACCAGCAGATTTCGTAACGTTTGTTAACGCCGTTGCAAAAGACGTGCCAGAAACACCTAGGTTTTTATAAATCATAGCTGATTCTGTTAAACGCTTTTGTGTAGCAATGGTTTGGTTAGAAAAGTCTGCTAGACTACTATGTAACGCTCCATATGCTTCTGCAACCTCTCCAATAGATTGACCCATTTCAAGATTCCCATAAAACGTTGTTTTAACCAAATCTTCATGAGCTTCACTAGTAACACCGGTGGTTCTTGTCATGCTGGTAAAAGCTTCATTCGCTTCTGTAACCATTTTATATGTTGATTGGAAAACTTTGTTAAGTGTGGCTAATAATACCGTTTCGGGGGTGATACCCTCTTTAAGTTTCTGACCTAAAGAAGAAAAGGCATCTTTTATTGATAGCGTTCCCTTAAATATGTGGCCGAGCGTGTCGGATAATTTGGTTTTTTTAATACCAAAGATTCCTAATATACTACCAGCTAAATCACTTGTACCAGAGTCTAAGTTTGAAACACTTGCTGTCAGCTCATCAGAATTTTCTTTAGCATCGCGAATGTTTTCTGCATATTCTTTAGCATTGGCGTTTAGGTCTGTTTTTACAGCAAGTAATTCATTTTGATTTTCTAATTCTTTTTCTCTTCCCTTTTCTTGTTCAATTAGAAGCGCATATATACCTTTTTCTTTTTCATTAAGAGCATTAAGTGTGAATCCTTGCATTTTGCGCAACTGATCAACATCTGATGCCACTTGGTATTCTTTCATTAATGTATCTGAGATTTGTTGGTCGCGTTTTTCCCAAATGGTCAATTCTTGTTGGAGTTGTTTTTGTCTAGCAATACTGTTGTTTAATACTTCTTGAAGCATTTTTACACGTTCTGCTTCTACAGTCGCGTTGGCTTCTGCAAGGGTTTTAATTTCTCCAGATGCAACTTTTTGTTGAAGTAAAAGATTTAGTTCTGATTCTAATGATGTTACTGTTTTATCGTGGGCTTCCCCGGCCGATTCACGTAATTTGTTATACTGTTCGGCTAAATCACTTAACCTTCCTTGTATATTTTCTAAATCACTTAAGTTAATATCATCTGCCATAATTTATTACTTCAAAGGCCATATAAGATTAGTTACTTCTTCAAACTCTGCAATTGCCTTATATAATTCTTGTTTTGCTTCTCGGGTTCTGTCGTCGCTAAGTCCGTGTTCCATATAGTTTACCATATAATCTTTTTCTTTGGCTAAAGTTTGGATTAATTGATCGATTTGTGCTTGGGTACCTTTGATAATTATGTTTGACTCTTGTGACTCTTTCATAAAAGCTTTTCTCAGGTCAGCAATCTGTGCATCAGAAGGCATCTTCCCAAACATTTGGCTCAATATATATTTGATAGCTGTACCAAACATTGTTAGCCAGCTTTCATTTATTGTTTCCACGCTTAAATCGACTACGACGGTGTTTTCCATGTGTTTATCCTCTCATGTAATATAATTAGCAATTTAAACAAAAAAATAGCCAGCTATGGCTGGCTATCTCTACTTCTTTTTTCTTGCCTTTTCGTGTGCTTCTTTCTCTTTTTCAAATTGTTCGTTCAACATTTCGACAAACCATGTTCGAAGGCCAACCGGTAAGTTATAAGCTTCTGTAATCGAGACACCTAGGTGATATTTCAATTGAAAAATCTGCCTATAGGCTAATTCTGTATACTTACTGCTTAGGCCAAAAAAATTCGGCCGTGACCGGTACCTCCAACTCCGAACCATTAAAACAATTCGGACATTCGAAGTGGTGGGTCATATCTAAATCTGGAACAATTTCTTTATAGGCTTTAAGTAATTGTCTGGCGTCGGTGGCTGGCAAGTTTAATACACATTGATTAATTTTGCCTCTGTCTTCTTCTCCGTTAAGTGACACAATAATAAACTTGAGTTGATCGGTTCGTGTTGTTTCTGCCATTCCTTTTTGTTTTTTGTGTTCGGTGGTTTTTAGTAATCGTTCTTCATCACCAGCAGTTAACAAACGTACTTCTGCAGTCAATTTGGTTTTTTCTAATTTAACTAAGAAATTGCCAGCGGGTGTACGATCATATTTTGTTAAGTTACCGTTATACACGCTTAGTGTTCGTAAATCAAAATCATATTCTGTAGGCTGTGTACAGATAGGACATTGAACTCGACTTTTATAATCTGCACCATAAGCAAATATACGTGTACTGACCAGAATCATATTCTTATCTCCAGATAATAGATCGGCATATTTTACCGGAGTTTCTAATACACTTTCAATAAGCCGGGGGATTGCCAAGCCTTTTTGTAACAACGTTCTGGATGTAATTATATCTTCATCCTTTGTTGTCATGTGTCTCACCTCTACGTGTTCACAATTATAAAGAGCGTGATCTTCTGGATAAAATTGTCCTCTGGATGGTAAATCTACCAACTCTTTGGGGACAATAAAATCTAATAGGTTTGTTGCTTGTGGTGGATCGTTATCCATAGGAGAATGCGTATCGGCCAGATCAGCCGTGCGGCTTTTATTATTACGTGACATTTATACCTCTTGAGTCAGAATGATATATTAAGTATAATATAAGGAGAGAAAAGTATTAAGCTTAAAGTTGAAATTGTTTTAGAGAGCGCCAGCTAATGGGCCTGAGAATTGGTCTTTCTGGATAACTTGGTTGGTGTCTTTTCCTAAATTATCTGTGGAAGCGTCCCCTGCGAACGTTCCATCATTACCCTTATTCAAAGAAGCCCAATCATAACGTAGTGTCATAGTAATTTCTGTCATTTCGTCTGAGCTATAATCTAACTCGCCAAACTTAAGACTCTTAACCCATGGGTTGTGTAGGGTCCATGTTTCTACGGCGAAACCCTCTGCATCGATTTGGCTAATGGCAATTTTATTAATGGCATCAACACTAGCGTTTTTCGAAATACTAACCCACTGGTTTGTATTCTGTGAATGGGGCACGTGATACCCACTGTTTTCTACCAATCTAGACAAATACTTGGTTGTATCTGGATCCATTGGGTCAACCAGTGTTACATCAATGGTGGCCCATTCTACACGACCCGGGTAATAGAATGTATGATTCAAAAATTGATGTGACGTCTCTGTGATATCAAATCCCGGTTTTGTTACTTTTTTAATGATCCACTCTTCAGCGGCATTAATATTCATAATCCATCTATAGGCTCTTTTTGGCTCGGTAACACTACCGCCGTCAAACCCACTATCTCCCCAAAATGCCATAACTTAAGTTCTCCTTATAAGCTCTACTAATATATAGTAGCTTTAGCACATTATGTGCTTTAAAATTCCCAAGGGTCTTTACCTTCTAAATGATCTATATATCTATTAACTGCATAATAGAATGTTAAGTGTGTTTTATTTATAGTCATCATGGCCGCTTTTTATATCTTTAGCATATTTCAGCATGTTTTGTCG